TACCCTCAGATCCAGCGCGCTTGGCAAACCAGAAGCTATCAAGCATAGACTGCGGATTAAACTTTTGTACTGTGGCACCTTGATTAGAATCGTATGTTCTCTTTGACCAGTAGTTGGTCATAAGTTTACGAAGATATGCTTCTGCCTTAGGTGGTGCCATGTTACCAACATCGACGTTGAATACAAGACGTTCAGGCGCTCTAACAAGACGATAGATAACAATAGCGTCTTCAATTAAACTAAGTTGACGATAAGCACGTCTCGCGTTTTCGATAAACGGTAATCGAAGATTCTTTGATTCATTCCAGATACCTGAATTGATATATGTAACTTGGTTGATATCTAATGGAATTAATTCAGTTTTAGCTACCTTACCAGGATTCTTAGAGTCGTAAATAGGTTTGCGGAGAATATAACCTTTAACGATCATATTCTGTACATTTTCAAAAACTGGATCTATAACATCAGGAGGAATAGAAATAACACCAAGAATACCTTCTTTTGGATATTGCTTATGGATAATATGCTCCCAATAAATTTCAGCATCAACGAGCATCTGCCTTACATACTCCCATCCCTTATGCTCGAAATCAAAATATCCAATATACTTCTGAAATTCTTTTTTAATCTTAGCTTTTTGAGTTTCTGAAAGACCTGAATCAACAAAACCAAGTTTTACAATTTCACCCTGCTCGTCCTTGTTAATGAACTCATCACAAATTTCATCTAAAGCATCAGCAACTTCTGAATAAGCTGCCATAACCCGATAATCCATCAAACGCTTACCTTTATCCGGCTGGATATTGGCATACATGAAGTCATGATAGTCCTTATTCTGAATGATACTTGCATACTGATCATCCGTCATGGAGATCGACGATGAGACAGACTGACGTGTTAACGCACCGATTCTATCTGTACCCTTACCATAAAAGAGATCGTATTTTGGATTTAACGCCTTAATTTTATCATTAGCGTCATAAGACTGATATGGAAGCTTTGATGAAACATATTTCATTAGCTCCCGACCAAATGTACTTTCTCTATTAGAATCAACCATAATTCAACACAATTACTTAATGAGTATTTAAGAGAATATCAATTATAATTACGTGTTTATATTAGAGTTGGATGTTGTATACGTAATATTTGTATAGATTTGTGGATAACCGTATGTGGATATGGTTTCGACTTCAGTTGTAATATTAGGATCAGATGTATAGCCAAGGTTCATAGCTGTTAACTGATTAATAGATGTAAGAACTTCAACAGCGTTAAAGTTACTATCAATATAGAATATATTACCGACAGGGTCCTGTGTTGCAGGGAATAACCATCCTTTTATTGTAAAGGATGTATCACCAACAATCTTATATTTTTCATTTGCAGAGATATCAGTTGGGTAGTTTAAATTAACGCTACCGCTCCATAGAACCTCGCTTCGAATTTCTTGTGGTATTGCAAAGCCTTGATTTGATAAATCGAGAGGCACTTTCCATGAAAGTATAATATAAGGGTTATTATAAGGAATAAAATTTGATAAAATTTGATCCATGTCGGTTTGATACTTCGACATAATTGACATGTTTACGGTAATATTAACAGGGACAGGGCTGTTATAGTGTACAGAAGTCCTGCCTCCATTAATATCATTTGTACCGCTTGAAAAATAATACCCGTTTATTTTGTTGAATACACGAGCTTCATCTCTAGCAATACTACCAATACTAATTGAAACAACAGGTACAGTAATGTTTTGAGCTAAATTAACAAGATCGTAAAGAACGCGCTGTTTAGGTGCGTAGACGTAGCGAACCTGGACATTGTTTTGAGGTACTCTATTTTTATCGTAACGCTTTATAATAATGTTATCAAACGCAGTTATAAACTGCGTTAATAAATCTCGTACTTCCCAATGAAAGGTTTGTAGCTTCACAACAAATATTTATCAATGAATACGGTCGATAAAATGCTTTGGTAACTTAGATCTCGCTCTTTTTACAACATTAATGAAATTACCATCAAGTATATATGTACTTGAATAGTCATCCTTATTCCTAGTTGCGCGCCCTGCTGCTTGTACTACAGCGTTAAGCATCTTATTTTCGTACCATTCCTTATCGGATTCAAATAACTTCTTAACTCGCTTCGATGAAAGCGGTAGAAACGGTAGTTTTACTATAATCTGAAATCTTGCAAGATCGTCCTTGAGATCAATACCGTAAGCAAGTGACGGTGAAACAAGAACGGTTGGTTGGTTGTTTTCAGCGTGTAACTTGAGAATATCCTCGTTGGTATTATTTGTGTCTCTGCATAGATAACGGTCACTCTTAATACGGTCTTTAATAAAGCTAGTAATAGCATTTGTATGTGTATGTATCAACCCTTTATCGTTTTTATGATGATCGGTGATCAGTTTAATCTGATCGCAAATACCCGGTAACATACTCTGTAATGTATTATAACTGGGTTTATATTTTGCTGATATATAAATCGGTGACTTGTTGGGATCGAATGTACTCTCAACTTCAATATATTCGTAATCTGTAATACCTAAGGACTTTGCAAAATGCTTATGATCAATAATTGTAGCTGACATAAGCACAATTTTTTCACCATGATTAAAAACATACTTTGATAGTGTATTGGCGTGCAATGGTGTTAAAATGACGCGCTTGGAATCAATGTCAATTACAAATTCACATTCATGCCAGTGTGTATGAATAACAGTTAGAGAGCGGTGAAGATTTTTTAAGAAGTGATATTTTATCTTTTCGGTCTGTGAGAGTAGGTTTTGCTTCTTACCCGCTTTACTAAGGAACGCACTGAGTTCGTTTGATATGTTTTCAACTAAGACATTAACCCATCCATAAGCGCGTTCGCGGTTATCGGTTACAAGTATCTCGCAAGGTATCCCATAGTTACTAAGTTTATCATAATTTATTTCAGCAGAGAATTGACGAATAAGCTCATCTTCTAATTCCGATGCTTCATCACAAATTAAAAAGTTTTTCCTCTTTACATGACTTGGTAACGATAAAAACATCTTGTAGTTCAACACAGCAAACTGCGATAATAGAGCATCGTTTCTTGCATTATAATATGAGCAGCGATTTTCAGCCCAGCATGAGTCGCGCAACATAGGTGCAAATGTACATGGTGCTAATTCTGTATCGTAGTTTGGATCAACGTCGCATGTGTAGTTTGTCTTACCCTTTAATACATCTGTACCGACAAAGAGTTCTTGATATTGATCTTGAAGAGATTTTGTAATTGTGAGAGCAAATGTACCAAAAGCTGGTTCGTCTTTGCATTCTTGTTCGTATGAATAATTACCGTCGAAATCAACTTTATAGGCATCATAGCTACCAATAAGCTGTCTAAACGTCTCGCTTGGCGTTGAGCTAGTATTAGCAAGTGTTTTAGCAATAAAGCTTTTACCTGAGCCAGTAGGTGCGCAGCATATTACAAATTTCTTTCCCTTACTAAAGGCTTGATCAATTTTGTTGATTACATCAACCTGTAATTTACTTGGGGTAAAATTTTCTGGAAACTGAGATATAAAACTAATAGGCACACCTCTAGTATACTCGCTTAATAGAAATTAGCAATTACCTTCTTATTATAAAATTTAGATGTCTTGAGCAGTTTTATTTTATTTGACTGTTCTTTTATCGCTATATTCGAGAGACAAAACGCATCAAGTGTATAATCGAATGTAATGCTCTTTTCAGTGCTTGTTAGCGTAAATGGATATGGTAGTTCGTAAAGAAATTTTTTATTTTCTTTATCAATACCAAGTAGAGTAAATACGCAGAAGAAGTCTTTAATGCAAAATAGCTGAAGCTTACCTTGTTTAATGACTTTATCATCAACAGTAAATACAGCCTTGAGAAGAAGGAAAGGCTTCAGAGTTTGTTCTATTTCTTCTATTGACGTCATGAGTTCATAAATGCTATCTTCTGTGCTGGTGACATAAGAGCTAGCTTTTCGTTAAAAAAATTCCAAAAAGATTTATTAGCTGGTATCACTTGAATAAGATCACAAGCTACCATATTAATACATCGATAATCTTGCATAAAAATATCCCATGTAATAATCAAATCTTTTGTATTTGGATTAAACTTAGGCATGTTGATAGCACGCTTATAGTTTAGCGCTAGTCTTCCTTCAGGGCTATTAAGAAGTGCTAAAGAATTCGTACATAGCATTCTCCTGGAGAGAGCAGCACCCGGTTTTGGGCGTCGACGATTAAACTTAATTTCGGCGACGTTGTTTAGTAGAAGACTTTTTAAGGTTGGCAGCGACGCTTTCATTATCATCCTTTCTTAGTGAGCAAATACCGAAGATACGCTGTTCATTTAAGAAGATTCCCTTCTTTAAGGTACCGTAGCTCTCAATATCAATATTAGCAACAGGTACACCGAGGTTATTAGGGAAGCAAACATAGTCACCAACCTTTGCGTATTTAACGTTTGGTCCTGCGAGAATTACCTCACCAATACGCCAGGCCTTTGTATCGGAGTTAACGGGAACGTGAAGACCGTTACGAACAATACTCGAACCGTCTTCCGTTTCGTCAACGAAAGTACAGAGAAGAATATCGTCAAGAACGTTCTTTAGATTATATCCATAAAAAACCGAATTAAAGGAATTTTTAGGAAGAGATGAAAAGTCAATTAAGCTTTTCGGTACGGGACCAAGCATATCAATATCAGCCATATAATCTTAATTAGAATCCTTTTCTAAAAAGGCAATGTATTCGTTGATTTCTCTTTTAGAGAGTTCAAGGTTATTTGCGATCATTTCTAAATGTTCGTTTTCTTCGTTCTTTGCTTCTTTTGCCTTTTTAATATATGCAATTCGCTTTGACGAAACTTTAGGCATCACCGCGACAAATAAACTATATAAATCTCTCTTATTTTCAAAAACACCGAGATATTTGTTTAAAATGTTACTAAATGCCGCAACCGTTGGTGAATACATACTACACCAACGGTTGAGCATAAAAGGTGAAAAATCGCCCTCCTCGTCAACAGAATTTAAACAATTTTTCTTCTTAAAAAAGAGAACACTTGATATAAAATCAAATATAGTCATATTGTATATGGATGATAATATTTTTATAGAATTATGCTATTGTAATCTTGCAGGACGCGAGGAAAATATCCTCAACCATTGCGTAGAAGACTTCAATAATATCTTTCATAAACTGGTTAGCTTCTTCATTACCGAGTCTAGTTGAAAATGCAAACGCTGGTGCCTTTTTACCTGCCTCAATATTAATACCTGTATGCCCGAGAGCGACATTGTTCTTAGAATAGGTAATACTCACACTACACTTGCCCTTCATTTGTGTTACCCCACCCTGATTATGCTCTTTATGTACCATTAAG